AAGACCTTCACGATCTACGAAAACACGAGAGTAGTGTTTTTTAGCTGTGATAACAGCTTGCTCAACTAGAGAAGGGTTACCTTGTGGTAACAATTTAGCTCCGTAACCGCCGGCAAAGCTGAGTTGAGTTTCGATGTTCATTTGCTTACCAACGAAATCGTTAGACTTCTTGATACGACCTTCGAGAAGGTTAGCAGAGTTATACATATTAGCAGAACGGTTTTTGAACAAAGTCAAAAACAATCCTGTTTGTTCTGAGATACTGTAGTTAGCTGACATTTAAAAATCCTTTTAAAACAATTATTATTTATTCCCAATCATCAAAAGACTCGAAACTTTTCGACTCTTCTTTTAAGGTTTTCTTAACAGGTGCTTTTGCACTCTTGCCGTAGACCTTAGAGTTTAGCTCCTTAACATCCTCTTCAACAGAGAAGTTACGAGCAAGGATCTGCTTAATACTGGCTTCGTCTGCTTTCCCATCCCTGAGATACCTAGACAATTCCGCTACCACATCCCCGTACTTTCCTTCCGAAATGTTGTCTTCATACTGTTCAATTAGCCCTTTCACTACTGCAATATGTGGCTTCAAGCTAGCGTAATCCACAATTGCTTCGTGCGTAATGTCGTTGACATTGAGCTTTGAAGCGGCATAAATTTCTTCCAATTCGTCGGAAGCATCGACGTATGCGTCCTCAGTTACTTTATAAGTTTGGCGAAGAGAATCTACTTTTTGGACAACTTGGTTAAAAGTCTGTTCCTCTTGTAGCTTCCCTTGACGCTTCTTAGCAACGTCAGAATACAACTCGTCTTTCTTTTTATGGAAGTAAAGTTCTCTCTCTACATCCCCCATATCCATAAGCCTACCTAGTTCTCCTAGATTTGACTCCATGATACGTCTATAAGCATTATATGGATCGTCCCCAGACATTTCAACTAAATAAAGCAACGAATCCATAGGATTCCCGTCTTTTGTCCTTAAAGGTGCCAAAGCCTTGGCTACATGGGCCTTTAATTCCTCAGATTGTCTAGTTACTTGAGCTTTTTCTACTTCTAGGGTCTTCTTCTCTTTACCAATCTCAGTAAACTTTTTGTCCCAAGCTGTCTTGCCCGAGTAGTTATTGATTAGTTCTTGGAGAGGTACGTCTTCGTTTTTCCCGTCTACTTTGACTTTAAACGAAGCATCCGAGTCAACATTGAATAGTTCTTCACCCATTCTCATGCGAAGTTTCTTAGAGTCTTTCTTCTCCTCGTCCTTCTTTACTTGAATTTCTTCTTCCTCTTCCTCAAATCCCTCTTCTTCAGATTCTTCTTCCTCAGACTCTTCCTCTTCGTCTTTGTCTGATTCTTTGTCGTCCTTGATTAACTTACCCTCGCCATCAATCTGAGAATCCTTAATTACTTTAAGATCTTCAGATACTTTCTCTTTGGCAGGAGCTTCTTCCTTACTCCAATCGTCATTGCTGTCCTCTGCTTCTGCTGCAATTTCCTCGAAATTGTCAAAAGTCTCAAAGGTAGCCTCAGATGGGGCTGATTCGGTAGCTGCTAAACTCATTACATTTCTCCCTGTTGTTTTAATTCGGCATCAACTTGCTTCATTGCATTAGGTGTACTTAATGTTGAAGATTGTGCCTCTGGATTCATAGGTTGTGATAAAGCGGGATTCTGCATAGGAGATACGGCAGGAGGAGTAAATACCATTGGGAATTTTGTAAACATCCCAAGCTCCATTGCAAATGCCGGATTCTTAACAGACTTCTCAAAGCAAAGCATTTCAATCGCCATGATAAAGTCCATGATTGCTGCTTTAGTTTCAGGACGGATTACAAATTTATACTCTGGGGATTCTACAAAGCGACTAAACACCCCATAGAATTCTACCAATCCGTCTGTAGGCTCAGGAGCCGGAGCTTCCTCGCCATTAAGGATCATATCCAAACACTGCTTGGCTGTGTCGATTGAATAGGTCACTTCATCTTGGAAAGCTTCCACTAGGTTTAAGCCCAGGATTTTAATCATCTCTTTCTTACCAAAGACAGGGTCTTTTTGGTTTGCAGTATTTAGATCTACGATATCCGCCATACGGCCCGCACGAGATGAACTCAACGCAGAATCGTTCTCAATACGGATATCGTAGATAAGATTGAAATCAAATTTCTTAAACGATTGCATAAGGTAAGTATTATTTGATCCTAGGATGCGAGACATTCGTCCGTCGTCTGCAGAATAATACTGGGCCATACGAACCACTACCTTGCGGTAGATATCTAAGATCCTTTGCTTTCTATTATCTGATGTTGTTGCCATGGCTTGGAACTGTTGATCTTCCAATAGTCTCATAGCTTGAGCTGCAGTTACACCCTGAGGAACATTACCCCGAGAGATATCAAACAGACGACCAAGTTTGCCAGCCCGAGTAGATATGAGATTAGATAACTCCAACTCTCCGCTGTTGACATAGTTGTGTTGGAGAACCTGTGGTGGAACTCCACCGCGGTATGCGATAGCACCAAACTCATTGTTAAGAGACTGTTTATCAACAGTGCCTTCAGGATAAATGTACTTAGGGGCATTGAGTACTCCATGGTTACGTGCGATTCCAGACCAGATTGAGTTATTCATTCTATAGAACTGTTCAATGTTGATAATAAAAGGACGACCCCAGAACTCATCAACACATTCGATGTCTCTGTCTTCTATAAATGGAAGCTCTTTATCTTGGTACGGAAAATCTACCCAGTCTAGGATTAGATCTTCGCAATAAATAATTTTACATCCTTCAGGGAAGAACTTAGTGGGCTTGTGCCAAAAACATCGTACCATGACCATGTTCTCGGGTACTGAAAGGTCGGACGCAGACATATCCCACATAACATGGGCGTTTTCTGTGATCTTTTCTTTAGCCTTAGGGTAGTTCGCAATAACTTCTTCTTTAAATTTCCATTCAACTGTTTCAAAGTAATCACATTCCTTAATAGATTTTTTAGTCTCTTCTGGAAAGCAGTTATACGGGAGAAGAGGTTTAATCTCTACGTCACCCATTCTCATGTCTTCGTCTGTTAGGTATTTGCCTTCGAGTACGATTCCTTCAGGGGAAATTTTAGGGACTTTCCCGCCGTATTGTTTTTTCTTAGCTTCGTATGTAGGGTTTAAAGGCCCGATGTCTTCATTCCAACAGATCTCACTGATAGTGTGTCCCATAAGGAACATCATGCGATCCATCTTAGATATAAGTCTGTCAAATTTCATTTCTTCCATACGAGACTGACAAAGGATCTTACAAGCTTTGGCGTTATTGATATCGTCTTGGTCAAAGTACGACTGAGGCATAAAAGCTACTTTAGAAGTAGACTTAGATATCTCTGCAGTCTTTTGATCGACTAAGTCCCAGACTAAGTTGTCTCTGAGCTTAGGTTTCTTAGAAGACCCCGGAACGTAGCGAGTATTAGTCTTAGTAAGTCCATCCCCATGCTCTTCAGATACGTTCTTGTACATCTGGATATAGCGACGATACATAATGAAACGCTGAAACGATCCCTCATATACTCTACGGAATCTGGTATTAAGCCAGTCTAGAGTTCCTTCTTCGCTTTTTTCTTCTCTGAACTGAAAAGGAACTACCTCTGTGGTAGACTTTACGTTATCTAAGTCGTCAAATGTTTCAAACATGGGCTATCCTTTAAAAGTTATTTGTTTCAAAAATTTCTGCTAAAGGATCCTGATCCTTCTGCTTTTTTCCGTTACGTTGTAAGTTTAAAGCTTCTTTCAGGATTTTGCCATCCTCATCATCAACATCTTTAAACTCCTCGTCGGAAGAAGCTACTGAGTCGTTAAGTTGTAGGGGTTTCCATTCAATCTTGTGAGTAGACCATCTTTGTGCTAGCACTAATACAATAGCTGCTAGTGAAGTAACTAGGGCAATAACGGACAAAATAAGTGTGGGTATAACTAAGTTAATCATTCGTACCATTCCTCTGTAAAATCTTCATTGAAATCGATAGGTTCTTCAATAATGTCATTGTCTTCTAAGTAATCTATGTTTGTCCACTCCCGTCTATCTTCAGGACGCTTATGTCTTTCTCTAGGTACAGTAGATAGGTGGGCGGCATTCATAAGATACCGCAACGAATCGATAGCGTGATCGTTCTTCTTAGGAATCTTCCCGTCTTCATCGGTTGCGTAGGTAGACATCTCAGAGATCAGACCAGAACATCTATCAGATATGACTAATAGATCCTCGATCAAGAAATCCTTGATGACTGATAGCTTTTCTTCTTTCTTATTTACATCTTTGTCACATGGCGTAATAGCATCTCGGTATTCTGCCATGACTTCGTTATAGAACCAAGTAGCGGCATTATCATAAACCTGATACCAATCGTATCTTGGCTTAAGTTCCTGCATCTTGAGCTTTGCCCTAGGATATATCTTACGAGTAGACATCTCCATCTTGCGTTTTTCATAGATCTCGTCGAGGATTATTATCTTTTTACTAAAATTATTAACAGCAGCGAAAAGACCAGCAAAACAACTAGAGCTTCCGGGGTCATAGGCTGCATAGAATTTCCAATCTTTAGGATAATGGTTGATTTCCGCCATTAGGTCGTTATGTCGCTTAACATGGCGGGAATCGGATACGAATCCCCCTTTCTCGTCATAGCGTGGGATCTCGAGCATAGGAAAGATAGCGTTGGCTCCGCCGGGAACGATCTCGGCTTCGATCTCTCGCATATACTTTGCCCACTCGCCTTTGTTTATGGCGGCTTGTTTCTCTAGTTCAAGTTCTTCTTTATCGATATACGGATTAGTATGAGTAGGTCTTTTGAAATACGCTCCCCTAGGGTCAAGCTTAAATTCTTCTTCCGTCCGAACAAAGAAATGGTCAAACAATTCTGGGGGCGTTCCCACAATAAGTAGAGGAGCTTTCTTTGCGAGTAAGTTATCACTAAAGCCTTGATGGAACCTGTAGTCGTGATCTTTAAACTCATCATATACTGCTCCGTCTGGGTTAAGTCCTCGTCCTGCTTCGTAGTTATCGGAACCAACAAGCTTAATGAACGAGCCATTCTTGAATGTTACCCGCTTGTCTGTCTCATGAAAGGCTTCAATGTATTTGTCTCTGTGCTTTCCTAGGAAGTTTTGTAATCTTCCCGGCTTCCAGATAAGTTCTGACGCTTGGTTGTAGTAAGGTGCTATGTAATAGAACTGAGCATTCGGAGTTGTCATAGCCCATCGGTAGAGTACATAGATAGACATCTCGGTCTTGCCCCACTTACGACCACATCTAGTCATGACTCGACGTTTGTTCTCATAGAACAAAGCTCTACCCACTCCGATCTGGCCGGGATGAGGTTGCCATACTGAATGTAGGTCGCCTAGTACTGTGGCTAAGTACTGAGCGTCCCGAGTTATGCTAGCTATTGCCAAACTTCAGCCCCAGAAATTGGATGATATCCGATAAGTACTTTCTTCTTTGGTTCTGGTTCTGGGTGTAGTAGATCCTCACTGACCAAAATTGGGTCACTATCTGACACTTCTTGGTCTTTAGGGATATTCTTAGATCCTTTAGGTCTGGCCATAAGCTGACTCCTATTTTTTATTAAGGTGTTTTTTTATTCTATTTTTATATTGGTTTACATTATCTACTTGTTCTAGCATCTTATCGTCACCAGATTTTTCTTGGACATTTTTTAAATAATTCATTTTTCTTTTAATAATGTCAGTAGCTACTTTTGTATAAGTCTTTGATTGCAAGTCTTTATTCTCTATATTGTATGTATAATCTCTTGCCGTTTTTCTTCCTGTAAGGGAGGGATCATTTTGTGCAAACATTCTACCAGAGTCTCTGTCATAGTTCTCGGCTTGAGATTCAAGTACCAATTGATCGTTTTTAGCTTGTTTGTCTGCCCTTTCCATTTCTTGAAATTTTTCGTGTTCCTCAGGAGTAAATCCAGAAGTTTTAATTTTCTTTACCATAAGTTAACTCCGGTAATGCATATTTGCGGTTTAGTTGACAATGTAAATGAGGGCCACTTCCATGTGGCTTATGAACCAAAAGCTGAGGAATAGCCGAAGCCACAGCCCCATACTTTCCATACTTCTTATTAATAGCTAGGATCATCTCAGCAATGAGACTATCAGGTAAGTCCCGTGTACGAATATCCCAAGCCCTACGAGTCCTATGAGTATCAGATACCCGTCCAAGTTGCTTGTCTTCGTTATGTGACGATACAGTCGCTGTAATAGTGAGTTCAATCCCATAGTTCTTCTGGCTCCATTGATCCATCTCAGTAGCAATAGTCTGAGCCAGCTTGTTCATATCTATAAACCTTGCGGCACATATGTCGTCTTTGAATTTCATAGTAGTTCGTCCTCATCGGGTATAATTACCTCTGTAGTAACATTGTTAATACCCTTTTGGGTATAGTTCTGATTTATACCAATATCAGTATAGTCCGCTTCGATGGCAAACGGATCTGCTGCCAAGGATTTTAGGGCTTCTT